TAATTAAACCTTTCTTTTGAATATATTTTAATTCTTTCTGCGGCATGTTGTAATGTATAATTCTTTTGAGATTTCCAATGTAAGTCATCTGCAATATCAAACACTTTAGTATTTCGTCCGTCTTCACTTTTTCTTAATCCTCTTCCGATACTTTGAAGAACCCTAATTTGAGACTTACTTGGTGAAGCAAATATAATATTGTGTAAATTACGAATATTAATCCCTGTAGAAAAAGTGCCAATACTAGCGACGATAATCGCATTGGTCTGGGTTTCAGTAATCTCACGGACCGATTCTCTTGTATCGACGTCTGTTTCTCCTGAGACATAAAATAATTTCCTATCGTCTTTTATTTTATCTTGTAACAAAGAATGCAATGGTTTACCATGTTTTTCTACGTATTGAAATAAAATAAGTGTATTACCTTCTTGGTCTAATGCCAGATTTGTAATAAAGTTATTTCGAGGTTCATACTTAACAATAAAATCAAGCTCCTGTTGATATTTATTCTTTATCAACTCTCTACATATCTCTTCTTTATACTTTAATAATATGATATCAATATCCATTTGAGATAGATTGTCACTATCCATTAATGCTTTTGTTGTTGTCACTTTATATACAGGACCAAATAATCCTTCTAATACTAACTGATGTGTTTGTGTTCCATCTAATGTACCAGTTGTGCCAATACGATATCTAGCATTTACACATTTCTCTAAGATTGATGTTAATGATTTTGCTTTAAAGTTATGTGCTTCATCTCCAACTACCATACCAAAATTAGTAAACCAAGTGCTAGGCAATTTATAAACTGATTGCCACGTGGATATAATAACTCTTTTTTGTACACCAAATCTTTCGCGTCCTGAATATATTCTATGACATGTTTCTTCATGAGACCAACTATCTTTGGCAGAATAATCGCCAAAATCATTATACATTTGTTCTACCAAAGATGTTGTAGGAACGATTAATAATATTTGACCATCGTAGTGTTCTAAAAAGAATCGAATAGCCAAATATATAATTAAACTCTTACCAGATGCTGTTGGAGATAATAATAACCTCTTTTCGTCTGATAACGCACACGAGAGTGCATCTAATTGATAATCCCTAGGGGTTATACCTACTCCGTTCACCGAAAGCCCCAATTTCTTAGTATAGGCCTCTAAAGCCCTTGTTTCTGTTAGATGTGCTATGTCTAAAGCCCTTACCTGAGGGCTTTTAATTTTATACCCTCTTATATCACAAAATTCTTTAAGATACTGTAAAAGACCACAATATAATGTTTTCTTACGTGTATCAAATAATCTTATTTTACCGTCCCAAACACGGTTACGATATGCTGGCATAAATTTATAACCAGGCACAAAGAATTGGAAATGTTCTGATAATTCCATTTCTATTGAGGGGTCACATTCGATATTTAAGAAGACTTCATTCTTCTTTTTAACCGTTACAATATCCATTAAATTCCGCTAGTGAACTTTCTCCATTCAATCATGTTCTTAATATTTTGATGTCTCCATTTGACATTCTCTAATATTTCTTTTAATGTAGCACAAACTTCCTCTAAGTATTGTATTTTAGCTTGATGCTCTTGTATAACTGAATCTGAATCATAATAATAATCCATGTCACCTTTTAAAACAGTTAATCCATTAAGTGGGTCATAATCCCAACCTTTTTCATCAATCTGTTCTTTGCTCATCTTGCCATTATAATGCAACCATTTGTCCTTAAGTAGCACCTTAAATTCAAGTTCAGCCTTTTTAAGTTTCATTCGATTTACAGAAAGTAATTCGAGATATTTACCGTGAAGTTTTGCGGAGTCTCTTGATGATTCATCTAGATTCATTTCATCTATTACAGAATCTTTCTTCCACATTTCTAATATTTGTTGCAAATTATTCATAATATATATTATACCATACTTTTAGTGATTTGTACAGGTTTATTTATACAAACTCAAAATTAGTGTATTGAAAAGTAATATCCATTTGAGCATATTCGATACTATCAGCTTGTGCATCAAACTCTATTGGACTCATACTTACTGGAAATACACCATTGAATTTTACTTCTTTTACAACATTATTATGTGATGTTAATATTAACAATGTTGCATCTACTTTTTGGTCTTCTGCATTATTTGTTTGAATAAGATTATGCATCCAATTAAAAGTTTCAATATAGTTATCTAAATTTTCTGTTATATTGATACGTAATGATAGGTCTTCAAAAGTAAGTCTATCACCAGTAAAAGATAAATTAACTCCACGATATGGAGCATCTACAGCAACCAGGTTTAATCCAGGTAATGTACAACCTACAGCAAAATATTCTAAATTTCCATAATTATTACTATTGATTTTAAATTGAAATCCTACTGGACTTAAAAAATTTTTATTTGTAGTTACTGTAGCCATATATCTATTTATAAAACTTGAGGGGCCAGTTTGGCCCCGTTTTAATTTACTTCTCTACAACAAACTCATTTAGTTCTGCAGCTACAGAAATAATATCCTGTGCTGAGATTGATTTTGTTGGTAAAGGTTTCTTATCATCCGGATGATTATCGTTATGATTATACGTAGCGTCAATCTTCCTTTGTAAGTTATCGTATAGTATGCCTTGCGCCATACTGAGTAAATCGGCTCTTATTTCATAGCCACTTTTTCCATTTGACATAATTTCCTCCTGTGTGTATGTGTATTTTATTATGTACTATATTATATATAAGCCCAAAGAAAAGGGGTCTGAAAAGACCCCTTAAAATGAGTGATTAACTCTGGCTTACACCATAATGTCGTCAACTCTGAAGATTCTAAAGTATTGGTTAGCTCTATCTGTACCAGTACCGTTAGCAGCTACGAATGGATTTGCAACCATACCGTATCTTGTTTTGAATCCCATTCTTGGTTGGAAATCGTTCTCACCCACTGCTTTAACCATTGTTAAAGGAACGTAAGGACAATAGAATAGTCCAGCGTCATATGGGTTAGTACCTCTGTAACCAACACAAACAAAGTCAACTGTTGCGTATGGGTCGATGTAAACTTTAACTCTTCCGTTAAGAACACCAGCAAAAGTATTACCAGTATCATCAACGTTTAGGTTAGCTGAAAGAGCAGGTGTGTAGTCTAAAAGACCAGCTGCTGCTAAAGCTGAAGCAACATCAGAAGAACAGATAATAAAGTTACCTTTTCCTCTTCTTGTTTCTTTAGCAATAACGTTACACTCTCTTTCTATTTGCATGATTAAGCCTTTGAATCTCTCAACCATCCATCTACCGTCTGAGTCTGTGTTAACATCAAAAATACCAGAAACCGCTGTTGAACTTTGAAGAGCACCGATTTTAGCTTTCTTCAAGATTGTTCTTACAACTTCTCTGTTGATTTCAGCTAAGATTTCAGCTGATAGGATGTTAGCCAATTCGCCTTCAGCATCCAATCCGTGGATTGCTTTAAGGTCTTGTGCTAATTCCATTGTGTACTCAGCTTTTAGAGCTCTTGACTTAGCAGTAACAGTTGATTTTTCGATTGAGAATGCCATCTCACCGAATGAACCGTCACCAGTTTCGCCAACTCCTAATCTTTCTGCCGCACTTGTTGCAAGACCTTCACCGTATGTAGATACAGTATCAGCTTCGTCTGCAATAGTTCCGTCAGTATCAGCATCAGTTACACCAGATAGACCTGTTGGGTCTGCTTGATGTGTACCAGTTCCTGAAAAGTCAGTATCAGCTTCATCAAATAAAGCTTCAGTACCGCCTTGAGTTGAGTACTTAGATTTCATTGCAAAGATAAGTCCTGTAGGACCACTCATTGGCTGAACGCCAGCGATATCATAAGCAATAAGGTTTGGCATTGCTCTACGTACAAGAGAGATTAATACTGGGTCAAAAGTCCCAATATTACCGCCACCAATATTATTGGCAGCTGCTGCCTCAGAAATAAAATTTCCTTGTGCTTGTGCTCTTTCTTCTTGTAGGGCAACTTCTTGGTTTTCCAACAATCTAGCTGTAACAGCTTTCTTGTAATGGTCTTGGATAGCAGGAGCTGACTCGTGGTCGAGAACAGGACCCCACTTTTCCATTAAGTTTTTATCTGCGTTAAACATTTTTGTTTATCCCCTATTTATTAGTGAAATTAGTTATAGCTTGTGTGTATTTAGCCATAGTTTCAGAAACATCAACGTCTACAGTTCCTTCTCCTAATAAGCTATCTACCTCATCCACTGATTCTTCAGAATCACTTTTGAAGTATGATTCTTTAACAGTTTTCACTTTCATTTCGAAAGAATCTTTGTTATCGAATTCGATATCTTCTACTAATGATGCTAATTTCTCAGCTTCAGTATCTGCAAGCCCTGAAGATTGTTCTCTTACTACTTCTTTCTTTTCAAATTCTTGAACAGCGTTATGTAGTTTGATATTATCTTCTGTGGTTTTGTTTAAAGTCTCTTCTAGTTCAGAAACTTGTTCGTTGAGGTCATCAACTAAGTCATCTTTACCTTCAGGTACTTCGATATAGTGTTCAGCGAACACTGACTGAAGTGAAGTCATAAAGTCTTCAGCAATTTCGGTTCTAAGACCGTTAGATACTGCTAATTCGTTTTCTGACATCCAACCTTCCACTACATAGTTAAGATATGAATCTACCTTTTCTACTAATGAAGACTGAAGTTCAGTTACTTCTTCTTCTAAATTTTGAGCATATTCTGCTTCAAGCCTTTCAATCTCTTCACTTAACTTACTTGTAAGTACAGCTTCGAAGATTGCACTAGCTTTTCCACGGAATCCTTCTGACAAAGTTGCTTCTTCCTTGATGATTGCATCTAAGTCTTCATCAAAATCAATTGCTTCAACCTTAGCTTTTGCTTTTGGTTCAGGCATTTTAGATACTGCATTTTCAGCATCTTTTGATGTTTTTAATGAATCCTCTTCGCCATCAATTTTAATCAACTGTGCATAAAGTTTTTTTGCTTCTGCTGCATTTGCTTTCTTAAGCATATCAACTGCTGCTTGAATGACGCCAGCTTTAGTTTTTGGAATTTCAACTTGAGGAGCATCTTCTTTTACTTCCTCTTCGTCGTCTTCTTCTACTTCTTCTTCATCGTCATGCTTAGCTTCTTCAAGAGTTTCCTCGTCTAAAATTTCTTCATTTTCAACGAGCTCGTCTTGCTCAACTTCAACAGTTTCTACTACTTCTTCAGCGTTGTTTAAAACGTCGTCTGACATAATAGTCTCCTATGATTTTAGATTTAATTTAGAGAGGAAATTTTTAAACGCTCTTATTTCAGCTTCATGTAAATCCTTACGTGGAGCACGCTTAATTTCAGTCTCAATTTCTTCAATATCTCGCTGACGAATGAGTCCGTTGTCCCATACCCATTCAACACCTTCCATAACTCCATTTACAAATGCACTTGGAGCACTTGGGTCTTGAACAATATCTACAGTAGATAACATAAAGTCATCTCCCACATAACTGACTCCGTTCTTCTGAACGAGACTTCCCATACCACGACTTGAAACACCAAGCTTAACACCACCATCGAGTAAACCTTCAACGATTTTACCCATAGGAGTTTTAAGTATTGATGCCTTTCCTACAACATCATTTCCCTGCCAATGGAGGTCAGTGATTTTGTGTGAAACTTTATCTAGGTTTACAGTTGGTCCTTCTGGATGATTTAATTCTCCAACTGCTCTTCCTGTTTTAACTTGTTCGGTAACATACTTCTCTACGGCTTTCTCCATAGTTTTCTTTTCGTATATTCTACCGTTTCTGTTCTTTTTATTAGATTGCATAAAGACGCCTTCGATAAAATAGTTTTTTTCACCATTTTTCTTAGCTTCACATATTACATCTAAATTATTTTCTACGTATTCTGTTATTAATTTCATTTAAATACCTAGTTTTAGAGGATTTATTCCTCTGTTAATTTTTCTTCAGCTTTACGCTGAACCATTCCTGATGCAATTTCTATTTTCCTAGCATCAAGAGCTGCGGTCATTTTATCAGCCATAATAGTATTAAACTTTTTACTAGCTGAAACGTTATCACCATCATTTAAATTTTTTATCAATTCATTTACATTTGTCATCTTTATTTCCTTTGCTTATATATTTATAAAAACTTATGTCCCATTAGTCATCCCAACGTGGGTCATCTTCATCTGGCACATCATTTTCACCATCTTTATTTTCCTGGTCGATTTGTTTTTGAATTTCTTCAATCTCATCGTCAGTTTGTCTCAATACGTTTTTACGTATCCACTCATTAGATATGTATTTACCTACATATTCATCTAAGGAACTTAACATATCAAATCTTTCTCTTAACATTTCTGATTGTTTAAGTTCTGAAAAATAATTGTCTTCTATATAATCAAAAGCAATTGTTTCTTTCCATTCTTTCCAATCAGCTTCAGTAATAATACCTTTAAGTAAGAGTTGTGTTTTAAGTAATTGCATAAACAAATCAGAGAATCTTTTTCTTAACCTGTCTATAAACTTCTTAAACTTTACTTCGTCTCTTGTAATTTCGGTTGTTCTACCTAAACTAAACTGAGCTTCTTGTTCTAATCTATTAACTGGAACATTTAATGATTTGTATAATTTCTTTTGGAAATATATAATATCATCTATTTGTCCTAAGTTTTCGCCGCCTGGTAGCGTGGTGATTTCAGTTCCTCTTCCACCTTCTCTTCT